TGTTATCCCTCGGCGCTCTCATTAGAAATCACAAACCAACGAGAGTATTGGTGGTGTTTGATGGTAAGGGTGGTTCACATCGTAGAAAAAAGATGTATAGTGGTTACAAAGAAGGTAGAACCGGTCTTACTAAAGTAAATCGATTGGCTGGTTACGAAGATTTGGAAGACCAACAAAAATCTATGAGAAATCAGTTTAATACATTGATTAAGTATTTAGAGTTACTACCTGTTGATTTGTGTTACATTGATTATGTTGAAGCAGATGATGTTATGGCATATGCAGCAAAACATATATTTGAAAAAGAAGTTTTGATAGTATCATCTGATAAGGATTTTCTACAATTAGTAGATGATAGAATATCAGTATATCTACCTACCAAAAAGAAATTGATGGGCAAGGATGATGTGAAAGAGATGTATGGTGTTCCTGCTCATAACTTAGTGTTTTATAGAACATTTGATGGTGATAAATCAGATAATATACCTGGAGTTAGGGGTGTAGGTCCTAAGACAATTATTAATAAGTTAGAGTTTTTACAAAATGAACCATTGGAATTAGATACTTTGTTAGAAAGGGTATCCCAAATGGATGATGAAAAACTTAAAAATAAAATCTTAGAATCAAAGGATGTGTTGGAATTAAATTATAATCTAATGCAATTATCCGAACCCGATATTAGTTCTTCTATTAAATCAAATATAAGAAATATCATCGATTCACCTATAAATGGATTAAACTCATTTCAGTTTAAGAAGGAGTTTATGATTGATAAGTTGTATACTGCATTTAAGAATGTAGAAACTTGGTTGGTTAATACATGGGCTGACTTAGATAAATATTCAAAACAAACTCGAAAGTAAGTTTGGTTATTTAAAATTTAATTCGTATATTTGTATCCTATGGATAAATTCGGAAATAAATTCGGAACATCTTTTCAAATTAAGATAATCTCAGCACTACTATCTGATAGAGTATTCCTTCAGATGGTGTATGATATTATTAAACCTGAATATTTTGATTCTGAATCAAATGAGTGGGTTGTAAAGAAGATTCTATCTCACTTTGATACTTACAATCAGTTACCCACATTAGATGTGTTTAAAACTGAAGTAGATAGGGTAGAGAGAGATGTTCTAAAACAATCTATTATTGATAACCTAAAGCAAGTTTGGAATGGGTTAGAATCAGATGATTTAGATTATGTTAAGGAAAAAACATTAGAGTTCTGTAAAAACCAAGAGGTTAAGAACGCAATCTTAGAATCAGTTACCTTATTAGAAGAAGGTAAATTTGATGTTATCAAATCTAAGATTGATGATGCAATGAAAGCCGGTCAAGATACTGATGTAGGACACGAATACAAATTACATATTAAAGAACGATATGAATCTACAGTAAGAGATGTTATACCAACTGGATGGGATGTAATTGATGAATTAGCAGATGGTGGTTTTGGTAAGGGTGAACTTATAATGTTCGCAGCACCACCAGGTATTGGTAAATCTTGGGCATTAATCAATGTTGGGATGGCAGCAGCTAAAGCAGGTAAAACTGTAGTTCATTATACATTAGAGTTGAATGAAGGTTATGTTGGACAAAGATATGATGCAGTTCTAACAGGTACTGCAGTTCCAAATTTGAAATATAATATAGAAGATGTGGAACGACAAGTTAATAGTTTGAGTGGTGAGTTAATCATCAAATACTGGCCTACTAAAACTGCATCTATCAATGCATTAAGAGCATCATTGGATAAGTTAAAATTACAAGGTAAAAAAGTTGATGTAATCATTGTGGATTATGCAGATTTGATTAAAGGTAATAGTAGGAAAGAAAGACACGAAGAATTGGAAGAGATTGTAGAATCACTCAGAGGTATAGCAGGTGAGTATGAGTGTCCTTTGTTTACAGCATCTCAAATCAATCGTAGTGGTGCAGATGATGATATTATAACAGGTACAAAGATAGCAGGTTCATTCTCTAAATTGATGACTGCCGATTTTGTAGTTTCATTGAGTAGAAAGATTGAAGATAAGTTAGCTGGAACTGGAAGATGGCATGTTATTAAGAATCGATTTGGACCTGATGGGATGACTTTACCATCTAAAGCAAATATGAGTAATGGTAGAATCAACATATATTCTGATGATAGTGTTGATGGTAAAAAGACTCAAAGTGATATGAACAAAGGGGAGAGTTTAGTAAGAAAGAATTTATTACAAAAATACAATGAAATGAAGGGTGATATTGATGTTTAACTTATATTTATAACCACTCACTTAAACTTTAACGATAAAAAATAAGGAAAAAAGTAATGGCACTATTTAAAGAACGAATACCATTTAAACCATTTGAATATCCAATTTATTTCACCGAAGGTTGGCTAAAACAGGCACAGGCCTTCTGGTTACATACTGAGATACCAATGCAAGGTGATATTAAAGATTGGAATGAACATCTCAACTCATCAGAAAAAAACTTAGTAGGAAATATCCTATTAGGATTTGCACAAACTGAATGTGCAGTATCCGATTATTGGACAACTATGGTAACTCAATGGTTTCCAAAGCATGAGATTAAACAAATGGCTATGATGTTTGGTTCTCAAGAAACAATACATGCCACCGCATATTCTTATTTAAATGAAACATTAGGTTTAGAAGATTTTGAAGCATTCCTACACGAACCTGCAATTGCAGAAAAGTTTGAATATCTAACCGCTACTACATCCGATTGGACATATAAAGACTTAGATTCTAATCCAACGGCGAGAAAAGAAGTAGCACGCTCGTTAGCGATATTCTCGGCATTTGCAGAAGGTGTATCTTTATATAGTAGTTTTGCAGTCTTGTATTCCTTTCAGATGAGAAATCTTTTGAAAGGAATCGGACAGCAAATGAAATGGAGTGTACGAGATGAATCACTTCATTCAAAAATGGGTTGTCAATTATTCAGACACATATGCGAAGAATACCCTGAATTAAAAGATGAGGTAGAAAATGATGTAATCCAAGCAGCACAATATATGGTTGAGATGGAACATAAATTTATAGATAAAATGTTTGAAATGGGTGATTTGGAAAATTTGAAAGCAGATGATTTAAAACACTTTATATCAAAACGGGCTAATGAAAAATTAAAAGAGTTAGGATACGAACCTATATTTGAATATAATGATAAAAAAGCATCTAATTTAGATTGGTTTTATCATCTGACCGGTGGAACAACTCATACTGATTTCTTTGCAGTTAGACCAACTGATTATAGTAAAGCAGGTGTAGGTGAAGATTTTGATGATATTTGGTAAAATGTATTATATAGGGAAATAGAAGATTATGAAGAATTATGGACAAGAATTAGGTTGGGAATTGGGTGTAGATTTTCCTGATTGGGGAAATACTGAAATATATGTAAAAACAATTTCAAAAGGTTATCTATTGGCAGGTGAAACTCCAAAGGATGCATATTGGAGAGTATCAACATCGGTTGCAAGAAGATTGGGTAAACCACAAATGGCATCGAAGTTTTTTGATTATATTTGGAGAGGTTGGTTAAATTTAGCAACTCCCGTTCTAAGTAACACAGGTACTGATAGGGGATTACCCATCAGTTGTTTTGGAATTGATGTAGCAGATTCAATTCAAGATATAGGTTCTAAAAACTTAGAGATGATGTTATTGGCAAAGCATGGTGGTGGTGTTGGTATTGGTATCAACCAAATCAGACCAGCTGGTAGCAAGATTACTCAAAACGGAACATCAGATGGAGTAGTTCCATTTGCTAAGATATACGATTCTACGATACTTGCCACCAATCAAGGTTCAGTAAGAAGGGGTGCTGCATCGGTAAACCTAAATATCGAACATGATGATTTTGATGAATGGATTGAAATCAGAGAACCAAAGGGTGATGTTAATAGACAATGTTTGAATCTACATCAATGTGTTGTAGTGGGTGATAAGTTTATGAGAAAGTTGGAAGATGGTAATGATGAAGCAAGAAGAAGATGGGGTAAGGTATTACAAAAAAGGAAAGCAACAGGTGAACCTTATATTATGTATAAGGGTAATGTAAACAAACAAAACCCAGAAGCATATAAACAAAATTCACTAAAAGTATTTATGACAAATATTTGTAGTGAAATTACACTACATACTGATGAATCACATTCATTCGTTTGTTGCTTATCATCTTTAAACCTATCTAAATACGATGAGTGGAAACATACTGATTTGATTTATACTGCAACTTGGTTCTTAGATGGTGTATTGGAAGAGTTCATTCAGAGAGCAAAGAATATGAGAGGATTTGAGAACTCAGTTCGTTCAGCTGAAAAAGGTAGAGCATTAGGATTGGGTGTATTAGGATGGCATACATACTTACAACAAAAAGGTATTGCATTTGATTCACTCCCAGCTCAGTTTGAAACTCGTAGAATCTTTTCTCAATTAAAGATTGAATCAGAAAGAGCAAGTAGAGATATGGCACAAGAATATGGTGAACCACTTTGGTGTGTTGGTACTGGTATGAGAAATACTCACCTAAGAGCAGTTGCACCAACGGTATCCAACTCAAAGTTAGCAGGTAATGTATCACCAGGTATCGAACCTTGGGCGGCAAATGTATTTACTGAACAAACTGCAAAAGGAACATTCATTCGAAAGAATAGAGAGTTAGAGAAGGTTCTACGAAAAGTGGGTATCAACAACAAAGAAACTTGGGATAAGATTCTATCCGATGGTGGTTCTATTCAAGGAATTGATGAATTAGATAATTGGGTATATTGTGATGGTAGAGTTGTAAATGTATCTGATTGTGAAGAAGGTAAAGAAGTTGATAAAGTAAAGGATGTATTTAAAACATTCAAAGAAATCAATCAGTTAGAGTTAGTAAGACAAGCTGGTATTAGACAACAATATATCGACCAATCAGTATCACTTAATCTTGCATTCCCATCACAAGCAACTCCAAAGTGGATGAATCAAGTTCATATGGAAGCGTGGAGACAAGGTATAAAAACACTTTACTATACGAGAACCGAATCAGTATTAAGAGGTGATATTGCTCAACAAGCAATGAATCCCGATTGCCTATCTTGCGATGGTTGATGATAGTGTAAAATAAATTTGGATAATTAAAAAATAAGTTGTATATTTGTATTAACTAATCATTTAAAAATAAAATAAGTTATGAAAGAACAATTAGAAAAAATTGTTGAGTTCCACCGTACATTTGGACATGCTATCGAAACCTCACCTTGTGCACAAAGTGATAACTTTGGACATTTGAGACACCGACTTGGGCTTGAAGAATTGGATGAATATCTTGCAGCAAACGAGAATGATGACCCCGTAGAGATTGCAGACGCTTTGACTGACCAACTTTACATCCTTTTAGGTACAATTGTAGCGCATGGAATGCAGAACATTATTGAAGACTTATTTGATGAAGTCCACCGTTCCAATATGTCCAAGTTGGGTGATGGTGGTAAACCTATCTATCGTGAAGATGGTAAGATTATGAAAGGGCCTAATTACTTTAAACCTGATTTGGGTAAGATTGTTTATGGTGAGTGGGCAAGCAAAACTACCCAATTACAAATTCCATTTGATGAAGAGGTATAGGATGGCATTAAGGGGAGAATCACATCCTGCACATAAACTTACTGAATTGCAGGTAAATAACATTAGAAAGTTGTGGAACATTGGACATAGAAACATAAAGGTGTTGGCTAGAAACAATGGTGTATCACCTGCTAATATTCGTAGAATAGTTAAGAATGAAACTTGGACTCATTTATTAGTGGGTGATTTTGATAAATATCAATAGATGAAAGTAGAAGGTAAATCGTATTGTGATACATCGAAACTATCAGTAAGATTAATAACCAAATCAGTAGCAAAGGATATTATAGTAAATAATCATTACAGTGGTAAATGGACTAAAGTATCCTATGCTATTGGGTTATTTACATCTGATGTTGAGGAGCATCCTTTTTTTAGTAATGTAGAAGATAAACTGATTGGTGTTGCTTGTTATGGTGACCCAATTGGTAGGAGTGCTGGTCAATCAATTTCACCTTTATTAGAAAGAACTGAAGTATTAGAACTTACTCGATTATTCGTTTTTGATGGATATGGTTCTAATATTGAGAGTTGGTTCTTAGGAAAAACCTTCCAATGGTTAAGAGAGAATGTTCCACAAATCAAAGGATTGATTTCATATTCAGACCCTAAAGAAGGTCATTGTGGAACTATATATCAAGCAACAAATTGGATATATCAAGGAAATAAGTTAAGGTATAATGATAGTTGGGATTTTAGATGGGAATCGGATGGTGAGTGGCATCATAGTAGAACATCATATGTTAGATTCGGAACTAATGACCCTAAAGAAATTCAGAAGATGATAACGAATCCATTTTGGATTCGTAAATCACCCAGAAAGCACAGGTATGTGTATATTTTATCAACTGGGGCTGAGCGTAGGAAATTATTAAAAACCTTAAAACACCCAACTTTACCATACCCAAAAGAAAATGATGAATTCACCGAAGAGGTGCATAAATTAGAACCAATTATAAAATGAGACAACATAGAGGGCCACATGGTGTTAGATTTGTAAAACCAAAGATTAAATCTGAAACTGAAAAAGCATATTTGTTTGAGTTAAAGGATGGTGAAACTCATTGGATTCCTAAAAAATGGGTTTTAGGAATTAGTAATAAAAAACAACACATATCAGTTAAAGATTATTGGTCAACCGAACTGGTTATAAAAGGTTTTGTAAAAAAATGAAAGTAGAAGGTAAAGAATATTGTGATGTTAGTAGGGTAAGTGTTGCTCCTATAGCAAAATCCATTGCTAAAGATATTATCATTAAGAAACACTATACTCACGCGTGGACTGCATGTAGATACGCATTGGGTATCTATTATCTTAATGATGAAGTAGATGTATTCGGTAATCAACAACAACTCATTGGATGTGCTATCTACGGATTCCCAGTCGGAGCAAAAGCACCTACTTCAGTATGTGAAGGATTAACCAAAGATAATATCTTAGAGTTGACTAGATTGTATGTTGATGATGGATATGGTTCTAATATCGAATCAAACGCATTATCTAAAACATTTAAGTGGATTAAAGAAAACGATAAGAACATCAAAGTTCTACTTTCATACGCTGATAATGGACAAGAACACTTAGGTGGTATCTATCAAGCAACGAATTGGATATATCAAGGTTTAAATACCGATATTGCATTGATGCCGAATTGGGGTATCTCACTAACAAAAGACCCATATAAGTGGATACATAGTAGAACTGTATTCAATAATTGGGGTAGTGGTAACTTAGAACACCTTAAAAGAGAAATTGGTAAAGATGGTTATAAAGAGTTTTGGAGAAGAGAAGAACA